ATCGCGTCGAGCATGGACAGCAATGCCCGCGCATTCTGCCAAGCGAGCGGTGCGCAGGATCGCGCAGCGATCAACTTCTTCGTCAAGGGCATCAAGCGGCTCGGCCTCTGGAACGATATGGTTTGCTGGCCGCTCCGCTCCGCGCAAAACGCAGGCACGGGATCGACAGCCTACTCGCTCGGTGGGCTTGGAGCCTACAACGGGACGCTTGTTAACGGGCCGACTTGGGGAGTGGATGGAGTAAATTTCAATATTGCAAACGCATACATTAGCGTGACAGGAACAATCAACCAACCGTTAACAGTGATGGGCGCGGTTGATTTCAAAACAACAACAAATGGCGGGGCGTTGATTGATGGAACAAATCGCGTTCATTTGTTTAATGGGGGTGAGGTTGCACAGGCGACGCTTTTTGCCGGATCAACTTTGGCAAGCGGGGCGAATACATTCTCGGCAGGAAAAAACTTTATTGCGGGATACGCAAATGGAGCGTTGTCATCTGTGCATGTGAACGGAAGCACGACTACAGGAAATACTGGTGCGAACAATCTTGGCGGGAACACCATTTTTATTGGCAATAATAACGGCCTAACATTTGGAAACAATAATATTGATATTGCTTTTTGCGCTATTTTTATCGGCCAAGCTTACAACGATTCAGTTCGCTCACTTTACAAGTCAACTTTAGGCCAAGGACTCGGACTGCCATGAACCACACAATGACACGCTATCGAGCGACCGAGCTTCACGACAATGATCTGCCGTGGTTTTGTTGGGATCAAACCGCCACCGATCAAACCCGCCCTATGGAGTGGGGTGTGACGCTAGTGCCGACACCCGACGATGTTGACGAACCCGCCTTCTGGGAGTGGAGCGCCATGCTGCCGGAAGGAACGCCACTCCCGCCGTGGATTGAAATTGTTGAACCATGAATGAACACCCTTTCCTAATCGCCACCGCAGGAACAACGGCATCCGGCGTCTCTCTTTTCATCTCCCTTCTCCCCCATCTCACAGCAGGCGTGCAATTCGCGACCGCTTGCTTTGGGTTAATCGCCGCCATTTGCACGGCGGTCTATATGTCGCGAAAACTGAAAGGACAAAAGAATGAAAGCATTGATTGATACAGCACTTAAATATCTCGGGCAGAGTTCAACCTGGCGCGGGATAATTCTTATCGCGGGCAGCTTTGGGATCGTCCTTGAGCCGCAACTCGCCAACCAGATCGTGGCGACTGCAATCGGCGCGGTGGGAATAATCAATCTGCTGCGCAACAGCGGCAAAAAGAAATGATCCCGCCAAGCAACTTGGCCACGGTGCTTGCTGTCGCATTTCTTATGGCGGCTTGCCTGTTGGCTCTGTGTGGCTGCGAGACGCTGCGATTCGGAGTCTCGACGGACTACGGAACCTTTTCCTACGAACTGCCGAAACCGCGATCGACAAAATGACCGCGCAACATTTGCGCTTCCAGAAATTTCTCGACCGAAACAAGATCGTTTATTTTTCGGCCAGAGAGGTTCTCTCTCTCGGCGCGATGAATGCCTATCTGCGCTGCAATGCAGTCCCAGAGGAATCATTGTGGCCGAACATCGTTCCCGCGCTGCGAGCCGCTGACGAGATTCGCGCCAGAGTGGGCGTGCCGCTGAAAATCCTTTCGGCCTACAGGAACGAGAACTACAACCGTGCTATTGGTGGCACGAAAGGATCCTTCCACACTCAATTCCGTGCGCTTGACCTGACGGCCCGCATAGCGATCCCTGATCTCTACCGCGCTGCCATTGCTGTGCGCGAGGCCAAGATTTTTGATGGCGGCATTGGGCGATACCCCGGATTCATTCACATAGACAATGGCCCGCACAGGAACTGGAATGGCTAAATCAGCACCAAAAGACCGCAAAGATGTCTTGGAGGATGTGAGAAAAATCCTTGCCGAGAATTTTGATTGCGGCCTTGTCATCGTCTCTTGGGAATCACAGGGAGAGACTTTCCACATGGAAACCAAGTGGGGCAATGACTACGCCACGCGCACGCTTGCAAGGGATGCCGATGAAATCTTGTGGCCTTGCGAGGACGAGGATGAAGAGGACGAGGAGGAGGAAGAGGCGTGAGGGGATGGAAGAAGTGGATGGCAGTATCTTGCTCGCACGGCGACTGCATCGACAATGAGGCCCGTGAGGCCGTTCTGACATTCCGCGACCGATTCAAGCCTGATACGATTCTCCATCTCGGCGACTTCATCGATGCCGCAGCCTGCCGTAGCGGGGCGATGAGTGATCCCAACGCAAAAGATCGGGCGGCAAGTGTGGCCGAGGACTTGGCCGCCGGCGTGGATTTTCTGCAAGAGTTAAAGCCAAACTTTATCCTTTATGGAAATCACGAAGCCCGCCTTTTCAAGCTCGCTGGCGGGCCGAATGCGCTTGCATCGCACGCCGCCACGCTTGTCATTGACGAGATCGAAAAGACGGCGCGGAAGCTCAAGGCGCGACTCTATCCCTACCATATTCGCAGTTATGTCGAGCTTGGAGGAACCAAATTTTTGCATGGCTACATGTTCAATGTTCAGGCGATCCGCGACCACGCCGAAGCGTATGGCCGCTGCGTCATTGGCCACCTTCATCGAGTAGGGCAGGAGCGGGCGCGCACGCTTGACGGTGTGAGTGGATATTGCGTGGGGATGCTGGCGCGTTTCGACATGGAATACGCGGCAACGCGCCGTGCGACATTGGCCTGGAGCCAAGGTTTCGCCTATGGGCATTACAGAGACGAACACATGACAATAAACCTATGCGAAAGAACAAAAGAAAACCCGTGGATTCTGCCGCTCTGACGGCAGCATGGAATGCGGCATTTGAGGTTGCGAAAATCGAGAGGCTTGAGGACTACGAGGCCGATGGCTGGATGTGGTCTGTATCGTTTGCCGAGAAGGTAGGCATCACGAGAACTTCCGCCCTGCACCGGCTCGAAAGGATGCACGCCGCTGGCAAATTGGAGCAAAAAAAGATTCGCGTGACCTATGGCGGCTATGCGCGAAACATCTCGATCTATCGCCCAAAGCTCTAATGCCAGAACGGCCCTACGGGTTTCTTGAAATCGTCAAGAAAACAATTTTCATGGGGGCGAAGATTTTTGTTTACATCCCGGCAGGAATGTAGAGAATCCAAATCAAGCAAGCGGGGAACCGCGAGCGAAACCAGAAATAGAAACACTAAATAGAAATAGAAAATGACAACAGCAACACAACTCAAAGCAGGCACAGAAACAGGTTCATTGATGAACCATATTATTAGCGGATGCCGTATGGCAGCACCGGAAATCGGCATGGGCGGAACGATCCTTGGATGGACAGATCGCCGCGCCTGCACAATCGTAGAGGTTAGCAAGAGCGGAAAGCGGGTTGGAATAGTTGAGGACATTGCAAGCCGTGTTGACGAAAACGGAATGAGCGACTCTCAAGAATACACATTTGAGCGCGGGACGGGATCGCCCACCTTTTTCACGCTTCGCAAAAATAGTGCATGGGTGCGTCAAGGTGAATCAATTCGCGGGCAGCGTCTCGCAATCGGCAAGCGCGATCACTACTACGATTTCTCATTCTAATTAACCCCAAGGCGCAAGTTCGATCCCTGCGCCACCAACCCCAACCCACAGACATGAACCTTTATTATTGCCAAGCAACATCCATACTCGGCATTTTCGGCGATCACATTTGGGCCGACAGCAAACTCGCCGCAGAACTTGCCTTCCAGAACCTTCACGACATCTGGCCCCATTATGTCATCTGTGAGAGGAGGGCCAAATGAGCCAGGGCGATTTCATCATCACATATCTACTCGCCGGCATTCTAATGTTTGCCTGTGGCTACCTGCTCGGATCAATGCGCGCCGAATCCCGCGCCGAGACAATGCGGCGCTGGTGGTTCGAGCGCGAGCAACGCCTAAAGAACTGGAGAGAATGACACCCACAGCGAAAGATTGGGTGATCATCGCGCTCATCATGATTGCGACCTTCGCCGCTGTATTCGCGCTTGCCATCAGTAGCTCGGCGCGCAAGCCGGATTCCAACCGATGCCCATTGTGCAACTCCAACCAGAACTTAATAATTGAACTCTAAACAAAAAGGCAAGCGTGGCGAGCGCGAAGCCGCTGCGTTCCTAACCGATGAAGGCTTCCCGGCTCGCCGTGGGCAACAGTTCGCTGGCGGCACAGACTCGCCCGATGTGGTGTGCGAGACTTTGGGTGGCCTGCATTTCGAGGTGAAGCGCTGCGAGAAGGGCAACCCTTACGATTGGGTGAGCCAGGCTCAACGCGATGCAGGCTACAAATTGCCGGTGGTGTTGCACCGGCGCAACGACCACGAATGGCTGGCGATCATGCCTGCCAAGGATTTTTTCCGCATTGTGCGGGAGAGCAACTTTGCCGTTTCGCCTGCGGCAGAGTCGAGTGAATAAAGGGCGAAAATAGAAAGAAAAATAGAAATGAAAATAACATCAGGCAAACAAACCCGCGCTCAGCGCGTGGTAATCTACGGCGTCGAAAGCGTGGGCAAATCCACCTTCGCCGCACAATTCCCGAGACCCTTGTTTCTCGATGTCGAAGGTGGCACGGCTCACTTGGAGACCGATCGCGCTGAAATATCAGATGCCGCAGAACTTGACGCCGCCATTCGCGAATGCCAAACGGCAAGCTATGACACGATCGTGATCGACTCGATTGATTGGACGGAGCGCATGCTTGTCGATCAGTTGCTCGCCGAGCATAAGAAGAAATCCGTTGAGGATTTTGGATATGGCAAGGGCTGGGTGATGACGGCAGAGAAGATGGCGCGTCTGCTTGGCTCGCTGGAATCCCTGATCAACGCCGGAAAGAATGTCGTGCTGATCGCGCATAGCCAAGTCAAGCGCGTCGAGCCGCCCGATCTTCTTGCGGCCTACGATCGCTATGAGTTGAAGATGAGCAAGCAATGTTCGCCGCTTGTGAAAGAATGGGCCGATGAGTTGTGGTTCTTCAAGTTCAAGACCAAGACAGTCGAGAGCGAAAGCGGGCGCTCAAAAGGAATCGGCGGCAAGGAGCGCATCATTCTGACAACGCATAGCGCGGCCTATGATGCCAAGACTCGATCAGGGTTGGCGGAAGAGCTTCCGATGACCTGGGAGAGCGTGGCGCATTTGTTTGCGAAATCGAAAGAAAAAGACACAGAAACTTCTTCCAAAAAAGAAGCGTCTGCATGGCAGGTTATCGTTGAAGAAAACGAAGTCGATGTAAACGCATTCTTGATTGCCAAGGCGCAAATCAAGGAAGGCCAGACATGGCGAGATTGCAGCGACAAGGCGATGGGCCGCATCGCATCCGATGTGAATGCGTTCTTGGCGGCTGTTAACAACTGGAGGGCGGGCAAGTGAAACGCAGCAAAGAAACTACGACATTCAACGATTCTGCAATAGCCGCCCTAAAGGAAAAGCGAGAACAGGCATGGAGGCTGTTAAAGGAAAAGTATGAAGTCGTTAATACATACGAGGAGAAATGGGAAGAAACAGAAAAAGCCTATGTTGAGGCCGTCATGTATGAGCGAGCCAAGCGCGCCGTGATGGCAGACTTAATAAAAGCGGCAGGGAAAATTTCAGAGAAATGAAAGAAATATCACCATCAATGCTGCCCAAGCTCGCAAGCTGTCCTGTCTTCGTTGGCGCAAGCGGCGCGAGCGAAGCGGCGGAACGCGGGACAGCCATCGACAGCATGATCCGCCAATCAATCAGCGGCGACACATTGCCAGATGTTGGGGAATACGCCGAGCCGGTAAATTGGGGTGTTGTTAAGCTGCTGGAACTCGCCAATGGCCACCCTATCGAAACCCGCGAGCAATACTTGCAGATGGATGTGCCGGGGCTATCACGCCCCGGCACTGCGGATGCGGTGTGCATCGGCGCGAAGTGGGTGGCCGACATCAAGACCGGGCAAGTGCGCAACTACCGTGAGCAACTCGCGGCCTATGCGCTGGCCTGCATGGATGCACATTGGGAGGAAAGCTGGGCGGCCCATGTCGTTTATGTGGATCAACAGGCAGTTCGATCCTACGAATTTACCAGAGAGCAATGCGAGCGTATTGTTGGCGAGGTGATCGCGGGCGCCACGGCACCATCAGCGCAACCCGTGCCGTGCGAGTATTGTGATTGGTGCGCGAATAAAAACCAATGTCGGGCACTTGTGGCGCAAAGCCAGACGGCCCTTCGCGATCTTTCTTCTGCTGATCTCGGCGGCGAGACGCTCGATCTCATGCGCGAGCGCATTCTTGCCGATCCTGCCAAGCACAGCGACTTCGTGGCACGGTTCAAGTGGTTCACGAAGGAATTCGGTGAACCATTGACTGACGCTTTGAAGAATCGACTACAAGCCGGCGAAGAAGTGCCGGGGTGGAAATTGACGAACGCGGCAAGCCGCCGCTATGTCGAGCCCGCCGATGCCATTCCCGTGATCGCCAGGTGCAAGCCCGAACAAATCTATTATGCAACCGGCGGGAAAATCTCCGCCGACAAATTTCTGGAACTCGCCGCCAGCGTTGGCGTCGAGGATGCCGAGAAACTGGTTAAGAGCGCGCCAGGCACACCGCAAATGCGCCAAGTTAAGAAAAAGAAAGAGAACTAAAAATGCCATCATACAAACAAGAAGAACCAAAGAAAGCCGGAACCTATTTCGTGGAGCCGGGAATCTACCGAGTCGAGATCAAGAATGCCGTCGAGAAGATCAGCCAAAACGGCAACGACATGATCAAGCTCGTTTGCAAGGTGCTGCTAAAGGACAACGTCGAGGGGCCAGAAGTCTGGGATCATCTCGTCTTTACTTCAAAGGCGAGTTGGAAAATCGATCAATTCCTTGCCAGCATCGGGCAGGCCGTTGTTCCCGGCGAGGAAGTCAACGTCGAGGCGGCTGATCTGATCGGCACTGTCGGCGTAGCCGAGATCGGCGAGGAGCCGGGGGCCACCAACCCCGATCAGAAGTTCAACAATATCGCTCGATGGATTTTTGGCGATGAGTTGAAGTCGTGGAAATCGGGCGCTCCGAAGCCTGCTGCCGCCAAGAAATCTGACGACGATATCCCGTTCTAACAATCCCACCATAATGCCGGGGCGCGCATGGCTACAACGCGCAAACACTCTACACCTTTGAAGATTAGTATTCGCTTGACTATATGCGCGAACGACGATGCGCCAGTGGGGCCAAGGCTGCACAGGGATGGGAAACCATTCCCAAGGCATCAATACACTTACGACGATACACCGGAGGGCCGCGCACTGGCCGAGCATGATATGGAAAGGATCAAACAATATGTCAATGATTACGAACAAAGTTCAGCTTCTCGAAAACGCACTCGCTAGCTATCAAGCGGCGGCGAACGAGTTGATTGCTGAACTCAAACGCCAGCGAAACGATTTGCTGGAAGAGAATGCGATGCTGCGCGCTGATGTCGCAAAGCTCGACAATTTCATTGCCAATCAAGATGAATAATTCAACCTGGCGCGGATACCCGCTGCGGTGCTGGCCCAACCATCAAGACGATTGCTATCGGTGGGACTGGGAGATTCAGATCGATGGCCGGTGGCTTGAGATTGTCACGCAGGCGACTCGGTTCGTTGAGAGTGAGGCGGAGGAGAGTTTGAGGAGGTATCAACAAGGGAAAGGAAAACAATGTGGATACTACCATCACAACTCTTGAATTCTGCGCCGGATATGGCGGCATTGGACTTGGCCTCAAAAACATCTTTGGCGAACGACTGCGATGCCTCGCATATTGTGAGCTTGAGGGGTTTGCTCAAGCCAATCTCATCAGTAAAATGGAAAAAGGACTCTTGGATGTCGCACCTCTTTGGAACGATCTTAAGACCTTCCCTTACGGAAAATTTCACGGACTGGTGGACATCCTCATTGCAGGATACCCTTGCCAACCGTTCTCTGCCGCAGGAAAGCGAGCAGGTAAAGATGACCCAAGACACCTCTGGCCTTGGATCGCAGACGGAATTCGCGTTCTTCGACCAAGAGCCTGCTTCCTCGAAAATGTCGAAGGGCACATCAGTTTGGGACTGCGAGAAGTCATTGGAGAGCTGGAATCAATCGGTTACAAAGCGGCGTGGGGAATATTCAGCGCGGCTGAAGTCGGGGCGCCGCACCAGAGAAAGCGGGTCTTCATCTTGGCCTACCGCAACGATGCAGGATGGCAAGCAGGGTGGCATCACGCCATTTCAAGCCAAGGGCGGCAACCACACGAACTTGCTGCATGTGGCGGCGATCAACGAGGAGCAGAAGAACTGGCCAACAGCCAATGCGCGGGACTGGAAGGATTCCATAACAGGCACGCACCCGCCGTCACGGCCCAGGATGTCGGAGCAGACGCTTGGGCAGGCGGTAAGTGTGGTGCATGGCCAAGCCGCCCCGGCGAGCAGCAGTTCGCTTGGGAGCCGCCAAGGGTTGTGGGCAACGCCAACGAATTGCGAGCACAAGGGCGCCACGACACCGGAAGCCTGCAAGCAATGGGAATCTCGAGGGCAGAACTTACCGGAGCAAACGGCAAGCATCGCCGCGGGCCGGCTGAACCCTCGCTGGGTCGAGACGCTGATGGGTCTGCCGGTGGGCTGGACTATGCCGAGTTGTGCGTCGCCTGTGACAATCGCACTGACGAGCTACGACTCCTCGGCAACGGAGTCGTGCCAGCAACAGCAGAACGAGCTTTTCGAGTGCTGATCGAACAACTTGACACCTCACCCCAAACGCACTAACATTGCAACGGGCCGTCAGAAAGCCTTTTCACAAATGCGACAACATTTTACCCTTCACGCCGACCGGAGCCTAACGCATGGGCCAATTTCTGAACCGGAAGGCGTGGAGGGTTTTTCTTTATTATGGAAATACAAATAGACGCTGAATTCAAAGCGCTCATCCCGCCGTTGGCGCCGGATGAACTCGCTCAACTGGAAGCCAACATTCTTCGGGACGGGTGCCGTGATCCGCTGGTGGTGTGGGACGGCATTCTTATAGACGGCCACAACCGCCACGAGATTTGCGTTCGGCATGGATTGCCGTTTGAGACGGTGGAGATGGAGTTTGATGACAGGGAGGCCGCAATGGACTGGATGGATGCGAACCAGTTGGGCCGTCGAAACCTTTCGCCGGATGCGTTTAAGCTGGCGTTGGGAAGAAGGTATAACCGGACGAAGAAGGCGGCCCATGGTCGGGCTGATAGAGACTTTTCGGAAGATCAAATTGACACTCCCAAAATCTCCACCGCCGCGAAGCTCGCCACCCAGCACAGCGTTTCCGAGGCCACGGTAAAGCGCGCCGGGAAGTTTGCCGAAGAAGTCGCGAGCAACCCTAAGCTCCAGCAGGCGATTGCAGACCGCACGCCTGTCTTGCAGGTTAAGCGCGAGCTAAAGGAAGAACGTCGCGAAGCCCGCCGAGAAGAAAACCGTGCCAAAGTATCAGAAGCGAAAGCCCCTGAGGACATAATCAAAGCCGAGGCAAAGTTTGCCACTATCATTATTGACCCGCCGTGGGATTGGGGCGACGAGGGCGACCAAGACCAGATGGGGCGCGCAAGGCCAGACTACGCCACCATGAGCAAGGAACAACTGATGGCGCTGCCTGTCGGGGAACTCGCCGATGAGGATTGCCACCTTTACATGTGGATTACAAATCGGAGCCTGCCGAAGGGATTTGAACTCCTAGAGCGATGGGGATTCCGCTACATCACCGCGCTGACATGGGCCAAGCCAAGCTTCGGGATGGGCAACTACTTTCGCGGACAAACCGAGCATGTGCTTTTTGGCGTGAAAGGTAGCCAGCCGCTTAAGCGCAAGGATGTCGGCACGCTCTTCGCCGCTCCACGCGGGCCGAACGGCCACAGCTCGAAGCCGGTAGAGTTTTACGATCTCGTGGAATCCTGCTCCCCGGGGCCGTTTCTTGAAATGTTCAGCAGATCGAAGCGGGATGGCTGGGTTGCTTGGGGGGAGGGATCGAAATGAAGGCTTTTGATTTTGACGGATCGCTTGCCGCCAGCAAATGCAAACAGGCGCAGGAGGACGATATCGCCTGCATCCGATCAATGCTAAATCATATCGAAGAAATAACACCCGCGAGCGACGATGAAGACAAGAGCGGCATTGATTACATCGTTCGGCTCATTGGCGGGCGAGAGATTACGGTGGATGTTAAAGCCCGCGAGCAGGGATGCTCGAAATACTGGAAACGCAAAACCAGCAAGGGATCAGCAATGCCGGAATTGGCAATCGAAACCATCGCTGCGCGTGATGGCAGAAGCGAGAAAATCGGTTGGACTTTGGATCACAAGAAGGAAACCGATTTGATTTTGTATCGTTGGCACAATAGCGACTGCAGCCATTGTTTTATGATTTGCTTTCACACTCTGCGGATGACGGCTGAAAGAATGATCAAGGACTGGAAGGCGACATTTAGAGAAACCACGCAAAGAAATTGCCAGTGGATCAGCCGCGCATTATTCGTGCCTGCCGATATTGTTATGCATGAAATGAAGCGCACGATGATCAAGCAGGAACCGGCTCGCGACAGCATGCAATATTACATTCAGCAACTTCTTTTCGAGCCATGAGCGAATGGATCAAAACTGAAACCCACATCCACGAAAAGGTGGAAGTGGCGATGATCGCCGAGCATACCGGCCTTGATCTCGATGCCGTGGTCGGCAAGCTCGTTCGGGTGTGGGCTTGGGCGTCACGCAATTGTTACGCTGACGGCGTAACAGGAATCACAGCACTGCGCGTAATACGCGAAATGACGCGCTGCGAGACCTTCGATGAAGCGATGGCAAAATGTGGTTGGTTGCATGTAAAAGGCGACAAAATCACCTTTGCAAACTTTGATCGCCACAACAGTCAAAGTGCTAAAGAACGGGCACTTGCATCAAGACGGATGGCGAAGAAAAGAAGTTACGATGATGTTACGCCAATGTTACGCTCTGGGCGTAACAAAAACGTAACCAGAGAAGATAAGAATATAGGGGCGGCTGCGCCTGCCCCCAAACGCTGCCTGTAATCCAATGCCAACCTATACGCCAAAAGCCACCAGAGACGAAGAAAACATAGTGCCAATGCGCCC